CCCTGGGGGATGATTAACACATATGACATTTTGGAGATTGAAGAATGCCAAAAGTAGGAAATAAGCATTATGCGTATACCCCTAAAGGTCGTGCAGCGGCTAGAAGCCAAGCGCGTAAAACGGGGCAGAAAGTAACAAACACCAAAAAGACCGGAGCTAGAAGGCGCTAGTGGATTTTGATGTCTCACTCCTTCCCTGGCAGCAAGAAGTCTGGAACAGCAAGGCTCGATTTCGAGTTGTTGCTGCTGGCAGAAGAACGGGTAAATCACGTTTGGCTGCGTATATGTTGTTGGTCAAAGGTTTACAGGTTACAGATGGTGAGATTTTTTATGTAGCTCCGACTCAGGGCCAAGCCAGAGACATAATGTGGAATACGTTGATGGAGTTGGGGCAGTCTGTAATTCAGTCGGCTCATATCAACAATATGCAGATCAAGTTAGTTAACGGCACTCAGATCAGCTTGAAGGGATCTGACAGACCCGAAACGCTTCGGGGGGCAAAGATAGCTTTCGTTGCTATTGATGAGTATGCAGATATGCGTGAGGCAGTATGGGAGCTTGTCCTGCGTCCTGCCCTTACTGATTTAGCGCCTAACTCATCGGCCTTGTTTATTGGAACGCCAACAGGCAGGAATCACTTTTATGATTTGTATAAAAAAGCAATGGACGCAGATGATCATGAGGCTTTTCACTATACCAGTTACGACAACACAGTATTAAGCAAGACGGAAATCGATGCAGCAAAAAAATCAATGTCTAGCTTCGGGTTTCGCCAGGAATATATGGCAAGTTTTGAAGCGCGTGGCTCAGAAATGTTCAAGGAAGATTGGGTCAAATTTCAAGAGAAGGAGCCGTCCGTTGGGGATTACTACATCAGCATTGACCTGGCTGGATTTGCAGATGTTGGACAAAGCCACCGGAAAAAGAAAAAGCACCTGGACAACACGGCCATCGCTGTCGTTAAAGTCAACGAAGAAGGTTGGTGGGTAAAGGACATCATTGCGGGTCGTTGGGATTTGAATGACACGGCCATGAAGATTTTTCAGGCAGTGAAGGACTACGAGCCAATCTCTGTTGGTATTGAGAGGGGTATAGCTAAACAGGCAGTGATGTCACCGCTGATGGACCTGATGAGGCAGAATTCAAGATATTTTAGAGTTGAAGAATTAACGCATGGAAATAAGAACAAAACAGACCGGGTGATGTGGGCATTACAAGGTCGTTTCGAGAATGGGATTATCAAATTAAACAAGGGTTCGTGGAATGAAACATTTCTTGATGAGCTTTATCAATTCCCCGATCCACTAACGCACGATGATACGGTTGATGCGTTGGCTTATATAGATCAAATGGCGACTGTGCCTTACGCGCAGGATTTTGAGCAAGACAATTACGAATTCATGGATTCGGTAGCGGGTTACTAATATGGCTAAAAATGATGATGTAGAGTTAAGGCTTTTTGAAGATGCTGGCTTGAGTTCCTGGGTTATGACTCAGCTCAGTGAGTGGCGTAATCATTATGAGCAGAATTATGAAAATACCTTCAAGGAATATTATCGAATCTGGCGGGGTGTTTATGATCCCAATGATAAAACCAGAGCCAGCGAGAGAAGCAAGATAATCTCCCCTGCGACTTCCCAGGCTATTGAATCAAGTGTTGCAGAAATTGAAGAAGCGACTTTTGGCCGTGGTAGGTTTTTTGATATTCGTGATGATATTGAAATCCCGAATGCTCCTGAAAATATGACTGAAGAACAGTCGCAGATGTTCCAGGCACAAATACAGGAAAAGCAAGTCGATAAGATGAACATCAAATATCTTAGAGATAAGCTCACCGAGGATTTTCAAAAACAAAAAATCAGGATGGATATTGGAGAGGTTTTACTGAACGCAGCTATTTTTGGAACAGGGATAGCCGAAGTGGTTCTTGATTTAGAGAATGAAATAAAGCCAACCACCCGGTCAATGGGCGGGATGATGGCTCAAGGAACGGAGGAAGAAGAAAGAACGGTTGTTAAGTTAAAAGCGGTTCTTCCTCAAAACTTCTTAATCCAGCCAGAAGCTACAGATATTCAATCAAGTCTTGGCGTGGCTATTGATGAGGATGTTTCTCCTCACTCAATTAAACTTTTGCAGGAAAAGGGTTTTTATAAAGATGTCACTATTGAAACCTCTGGCACAACCACCACAGATATTCTTGAAGCTGACCCCACTCTAGTCGATCAGCCCGATCACGTTGTAAGACTTACAAAATACTATGGACTTGTTCCACGCCACTTGCTTGACGAATTTGAAACAGAAGGAACAGTGTCAGAGCTTGAAGAAGCGTTAGAAGAAACTACTGTTGAGGAAGAAGGTGAAACGGTCACTGAGGTAGATATTGAGCTTATTGATCTTCCTGATCCTGATGATGGGCCTTATTACGTTGAGGCTTGTATTGTCATAGCTAACGGCAGTACCGTCTTAAAAGCCATTGAAAATCCCTATATGTTGGGCGATAGACCAGTTATTGCCTTCCCCTGGGACGTTGTACCGTCAAGATTTTGGGGTAGGGGTGTTACTGAAAAGGCATATCACTCGCAAAAAGCCCTGGATACTGAGCTTAGAGCCAGAATTGATGCCTTAGCATTAACGAATTCGCCCATGATGGCTATGGATTCCACCAGAATCCCCAGAGGTTCGCAGCCAGAGGTCAGACCTGGGAAGATAATTCTAACAAATGGCAATCCTGCGGAGGTTTTACAGCCATTTAACTTCGGTCAAGTCTCTCAAATCACGTTTGCACAAGCTCAATCATTACAACAGATGGTTCAACAGGCTACTGGAGCTGTCGATTCGGCTATGCCAGGGAATCTTAACGATACTGCTGCCTCTACCCTCTCGATGGGCCTATCTGCCATCATAAAGCGTCAAAAACGCACTCTGGTGAACTTTCAACAGAGCTTTTTGATACCTTTCGTGAAAATGGCAGCTTGTAGGTATATGCAATACGACCCGGAGAATTATCCGGTGGAGGATTTCGTTTTTACCGTCACATCTAGTCTTGGAATTCTTCAAAGAGAGTATGAAGTCACGCAATTGGTTCAGTTATTACAAACCATGCCGCAGGACAATCCTCTTTACCCTGCGTTAATTAAGTCAATTATTGACAATATGGCTCTATCTAACCGTGAAGAGCTTGACGCAATGATCGATCAATCTATGCAGCCCGATCCACAAGCGCAGCAAATGGAACAGCTCATCGCTCAGACTCAGCTTGAGTTTACGCAGCAACAAACCGCTGCATTGGGCGGCCAGGCAGCTGAGTCACACGCCAGAGCTAAGAAGATTGAGGCTGAAACAATTGGCGTTCCAATTAAGCTCGAAAGTGACCGAATTGAGGCTATTGCAGACCTTACTCGCTCCGAAGGTGATTTGGATAAGGATGATAAGTTAAAGCTGAAAATTGCTGAAACTGCAATCAAAGAGAAAAAGGTCGGAATTGAAGAAACCAAGATCAGTATGAGCCGATAACATTAGTTAAATGATGATGCTTTACGAATATTAATATGGGTGTTACGGTGAAAATAATATGAGTCTGTCAGTTGAAGATGAAAAATATTGTGAAGCAATGTTTGAAATGTTTGCGACAGATGGCTGGAAAATTCTTCATAAAGAATATGAGGAAAATCGAGCCAACATAAATTCAGTGGAATGGACTACAGACAACGATGATTTACGGTTCCGAAAGGGCCAGTTGGATGTCATCGCCTCAATCCTAACACTGCGGGACCAGGTAGAAAATTTGTATGACCAGAATGATCTTTGAGTTTAGATGCCCGGATGGACATCGAAACGATGAATTTGTAGATACTTCTGTAAAACAAATTGATTGCCCCGACTGTCGGCAGTCAGCTACCAGGGTAGTTTCTTGTGCTGGACCTATGCTTGAAGTAATTAGTGGTGACTTCCCAGGAGCCACAATGAAATGGGCAAGAGGTAGGCAGAAGAAAATAAAGGCAGAACGCAGAGAAACCGAACTCCACGGTCCTGCGGATTAATTTTAAGCCCATTATGGACAACTTAATTAGGAGAAAATATGGCAAAGGCAGAAGCAACTGAGCAGCCTGAATACGACCCAATTGATGCGCTGGAAACCCCAACGCAGGAAGAGGGGCAACCAGAGGCGAAAAGTAGCATTTATGGCGCGAAGAGCCGTGATGATTTAGAAAAAATGCTGGACGATCAGAAATCTATGATCGGAAGGCAATCTAATGAAGTCGCTGATGTTAGACGCGAAATAGAAGCTATGAAAGGCGCTAAAAGTTACGTTGACAGCCAACTGCAAGTTGATCAACCCAAAGCCAAAGAGATTGACTATTTCGGCGATCCGGCTAGTGCTATTAAACAAAGTATTGAGGATCATCCTGCATTAAAGCAGCAGCAAGAGGAACTGTCTCGATTGAGGGCTGAAGGTGCGGCCCGTGAAATTGAGGCCAGACATCCAGATGCTTCTGCTGTGTTAAATGCTGATGATTTTAAAAACTATATTGCACAGTCGCCAAGTCGCACCGTGAGCTATTCCGCTGGCATGAAGTCTATGGATGTTGGAATTATGGATGAACTTTTATCGGCTTATAAATCGATAAACCAGC